AAAATCACTTCTGAGAAAATTAAAAATCGCCATTATGTGAATGTGGAAGTTGCGAAGCGTCAATGGCGCGAGACCATGAGTCCTACTTCTGTTGCAAAGCAAAAGAAAATTCAAGAAGAGCAAGAGCAGAACGCGGTTTCTGAGACCGAGCGGTTCTTGGCTAAACAGGCCGGAGAGACTGACGAGAAAAAAATTACTTTGGCCGAGGCCCAGCGAAGAGAAAAAGTTTTTAAGGCCCGGCAGGCGGAATTGAAATATTTAGAACAAGCGGGCGAACTAATAAAAATCAGTACAGTCAGAAAAGAAGGTTTTGAGATTGCCAGAAAAACTCGCGACGCGATCATGTCAATCCCGACTAGAGTCGCGCACGAGTTTGCTTCTGAAACGGACCCACATAAAATAGAAGTCGATTTGAGCCAGGAGCTTAACCGTGTTTTGCAAAAATTGGCTGAGGATTTAGAAAATGATGAAAGCGAAAGCGATGTGCCCTAGATGTGGTTGTGACAATATCAATGAAATTGAAATTAAGAAGAAAAATAAAATTAAGGGAAGGAAGCTTGTCTGCGTGGGGTGCAGACACGAGTGGCCTTCTTTTGTGTTAGGGAGACAACATGACTAAAAAAGAATATCTAGAATTTCACAAAAATTTTTGCGAAGACATGGTTTTAGTAACTGAAAAGAAAAATGCTGACTACACGGGAGAGGGAGACGACCCGTTTGCGAATTTTAAAATAGTTGAAAAGATTGGCATTTGCAGAGCAGAGGTCGGGTTTTTAACTCGAATGACTGATAAGCTTTCCCGGATAAACAGCTTTGTCCAAAAAGGCGAGCTTAAAGTTGAAGACGAAAGTATCAAAGACACTTTACACGATTTGGCAAATTACTGTGCGCTGTTTGCAGGATACATTGAAAGTCAAAAATGAACTTAGCAAGTGCTGAAAACTACAGAAATTATTTTGCTGAAGGGTTGAAACCCGACCCGATACTTAAGGTCAGTGAATGGGCTGACGAGCACAGAATTTTATCTCAAGTTTCGAGTGCTGAGCCGGGCCACTGGCGCACTAGCCGCACGCCCTATTTAAAAGATGTCATGGACGATTTATCTGTCACGTCTCCGGTCCAGGAGGTCGTTTTTATGAAAGGCTCTCAAGTTGGCGGCACAGAATGCGGCAATAATTGGATTGGATACATAATAGACCACGCCCCTGGACCTATTATGTCAGTCATGCCACGAGTAGACGACGCCAAGAAAAATTCAAAAATAAGACTCCAGCCTTTAATAGAAACTTGCGACCGGCTTCGAGAAAAAGTAAAAGATGCAAGGTCTAGAGATTCTGGCAATACAATTTTACAAAAAGATTTTCCGGGCGGAACTATTTTAATGACTGGCGCAAATAGCGCCGCAGGACTTCGGTCCATGCCTGTTAGATATTTATTTTTTGACGAAGAGGACGCCTACCCGGGCGACGTTGAAGGCGAAGGGGACCCGATTGAACTTGCGAAGAAAAGAACTAATACTTTTTCCAAAAAGAAAGTTTTCCACTGTTCAACTCCGACAGTAGAGGGGCGCTCTCGAATAGAGTTCAATTTTCAACTCACAGATCAATGCAGGTTTTTTGTGCCGTGCCTCCATTGCGGCCACATGCAATGGCTTCAATGGCAGCAACTTAAATGGGAAAAAGGCCAGCCAGAGACGGTCTATTATAAATGTGAAGAGTGTGAAGGCAAATTATACAACTGGCAGAAAACCAAGATGCTTTCTCGTGGTGAGTGGAGACCGACCGCAAAAAGCACTCATAGAAAAATCAGAGGCTATCATTTAAGTGCGCTTTACTCGCCAGTTGGTTGGTTAAGTTGGGAGGAGTGTGCTCGTCTTTGGGAGGAAGCTAATAAAGATAAAAACATAGAGAAGCTAAAAACCTTTATCAACACAATTTTAGGAGAGACGTGGAAGGATAAAGGTGAAGCGCCGGAGTGGAAAAAACTTTTTGATAGGAGGGAGGACTACCCGGCTAATAGTTTGCCGAATGGGGTTTGTTTTTTAACTGCGGGAGTGGACATTCAAAAAGACAGAATTGAAGTTGAAGTTGTAGGCTGGGGCCGGAGTAAAGAATCATGGTCTATAGACTATAGGGTTTTTATGGGGGACACGAGCACTCTCGACGGAAACCCATGGAATGAGTTGGCGTCAATGCTTGGCGAAATATGGACGACAGAAGGCGGGGCGGAACTGGATATCAGAGTCATGGCGGTGGATTCCGGATATAACACTCAAACAGCCTATTCGTTTGTCAGACAATTCCCTAAAAATAGAGTGATTGCAGTCAAGGGCTCGGATGCGCAGACTGTTATGGTTGGTCAGCCGAAAGCAGTTGACGTTAGACTTAGGGGCCGACGCAACAAGTTAAGAAAAGGGCTGATGCTTTTTACTGTTGGAAGTTCAATCATCAAGCAAGAGCTTTATGGCTGGCTTAAATTAGAGCCGCCAAAAGAAGACGAGCCTGTGCCTTATGGGTACTGTCATTTCCCTGAATACGAGCAAGAGCATTTTAAGCAGTTGACGGCAGAGGAGTTACAAGTCAAATTTATTCGAGGTTATAAAAAGCATGAGTGGGTTAAAAATTATGACAGGAATGAGCGTTTAGATTGCCGGGTGTATGCGCGAGCCGCAGCGAGTCTTTTTGGGATTGACAGATTTAAAGACACTAAGTGGAATCAGCTTGAGCAAGATGCTTTAGTTGTTAAAACTCAAGAGAGACAAAAACAAGAATCTGTGCAAAAATCTGAAAAAAAGCGCAAAAAAGTTAAGATTAAGCGCAGAAAATCAAATTTTATGTGAGGTTTTTATGTCTTCAAGTTGGACTCAGTCAGATTTAGATGCGATCGAGCAGGCAATTGCACAGGGCGTCAGGCGCGTTGAATATAATGATAGGACGGTTGAATACCGTTCTTTAAAAGAAATGTTGCAAACTAGAGACTTAATCCGTAGGTCTCTGGGAAAAACTAAGCGTGCAAATCGGATTCTCTGCGAGGCAGACAAGGGAGTTGATTAATGTCAGATAAAAAATCAAAAGTCGAGCTTACTTTATACGACAAATTTATCGGTTTTTTCTCTCCTAGAGCGCAGGCCCAGCGCATGAAATACAAAGCTTATTCCGATTATTTACAAAGAAGTTATGAGGGGGCCTCTGCGGGGCGTCGGACTAAGGGGTGGGATGCTCCGAATCGTTCGGCGAATTCTGTAATTGCTAGCGGGCTTGTTAGACTAAGGGATAGGTCGAGAGATTTAATTAGAAACAATCCTTATGCTTCCCGAGGCATTCAGGTCATTACAAATAATGTTATAGGAAGGGGCATTGTTACTCAGATAAAAGTAGACGACAACGCCCGGACAAATAGAAGAGAAGAGCAACTTAACGCCACTTGGAGAGCCTGGACCGAAACTAAAGGTATTGATTTTGAAGGCAAGCACGATTTGAAAGGGCTTCAAAGACTTATTATGCGCTCCGTTGCTGAAAGCGGCGAGGTCATTATAAGAAAAAGAAGAGTCGGAAGGCGCAGAGTTGTAGGCCCAGACGGGGTTGAAAGGGAAGTCCCTCCGATTGCTTATCAAGTTTTAGAAAGCGATTTTCTTGCTTCCAATAGACTTTCTGGCAGACTTCAGAACGGGAATTTTCTAAAGCAAGGAATTGAGATTGATTCTGCAGGGCGGGTTGTTGCGTATCATCTTTTCAAAGAGCATCCCGGCGGAGTTGATGTTTTCACAAATTCAAATTTTAAGACTGTCAGAGTGCCGGCTGGAGAGATAAGGCATCCTTACAGAATCGACCGCCCGGGGCAATTAAGAGGGGTCCCTTGGCTTGCCCCGGTAATGTTACGTCTCAGAGATTTTGACTTATATGAGGACGCGCAACTTAAAAGACAACAATGCGCGGCAATGTTTACGGCTTTTGTTCACGATTTAGAGGCTTTCGACGAAACTGCAGAGGCTGAAGAGGAGACAGAACTTGGCGAAAAGTTAGAGCCAGGGCTCATTGAAATTTTATCGCCGGGAAAAGATATTAAGTTTACAAACCCTCCCAGCCCAGACAATTACAAAGAATATACTTCTGTTGTTTTACACTCCATTGCGACAGGCTTAGGGATAACATTCGAGTCCCTAACAAGTGATTTCAGTGAAGTGAATTTTTCAAGTGCGCGCATGGGGTTTTTAGAAATGCAAAGAAATATCGACACATGGCGCAATAATGTCATAATTTCTGATTTTTTAGAGCCTGCAGTTGAGGATTTTAAAGAAGGGGCGGAGGTTTTAGGTTTAAATGTTCGGAATGCTCGCGCAGTCCACACGCCTCCTAGAAGAGAAATGATAGACCCGACCAAAGAAGTCGGTGCTCTTAAAACTGCCGTAAGAAGTGGTTTTAAAACTATTAGCGATGCGATTCGAGAAGGCGGCCAAGACCCAGACACTCATTTTGAAGAGCTTAGAAAAGATAACGAACGGCTTGACGAGCTTGGTTTAATTCTGGACACTGACCCTCGTAAGGTTAATAATAGTGGGAGCATAAATGAAGCCAATTCGACGGAAGGCGGGGGCAATGAGACTAATATCAATGACGATTAGTGTTTTTATTTGCATTTTCTTTTCTTTTAATGCTTTTTCAACTCCAAAAGCTAAAGTTGCTACCCTGCAAAAAACTGTTGCTTCTAGTGCAACCCCGGAGCCTATTTCGGCGTCTTCTTTAAAAGTTAAAAGTGTTATTATTCAATCTATGGATTCGAATTCTTCGGAGCAACGTCTAGTTTTGTCTTCTACAGAGCCCGACAGAAATTTTTTTGAAATGCCTTCTGTTGAGAATAATGGAACGCCTCTTTTATATGACCTAAATGACATTTATATAGATGTTGAAGTCAACGGCGAGGGCGTTAATGTGTTATATGTTATAGATAGCCTTAATTAAGGAGACCGCTTGGTTATGAAAAAACTTTCTTACAAAAGATTTGAAGAAAACGGACGTTTCTATAGACAATTTGACAAAGAACCGCTTTCTTTTATGCGTGAAATTCAAGGCGCAATTCAGATAAGAAAAGAGCCGTCTGGCTTAGAAATTAGACAAGAGCCCGGTGTGCCTTCAGAAAACAACAATCGAACTTTTCGGGCTATTTGGACAACCGGGGCGCGGGTCTACCGTATGGGTTTTGAAGGGCCTTTTGGCATGGAGCTTTCTTTAGCGAGCGAGCATGTACGAATGGGCAGGCTGAAAAGCGGAGCGCCTGTTTTAGACAACCACGATTCGGCAAATCTTTGCGGAGTCGCTTCTGGTTTACATGGTAGGTCAAAGGGGCAAATCGGAGTTGTCGAAAATGCGGACCTTAGTGCGGACAAAGGTCTTGCCGACTTAAGACTTTCTCGCAGAAAAGATGTCGACGACATTGCTTTAGACATGCAGGACGGAATTATAAGAAATATTTCAGTTGGGTTTAATATCCATAAAGTTGAAGAGCTTGGCGAAGACGAGGACGGCATCCCTGTTTTTCGGGCAGTTGATTGGGAGCCGATGGAAATATCGCCTGTTAAAGTCAACGCAGACGCACCGGCTCAAACTGTCAGAAATTTAGTTGATGAACTTTGCGAAAAGGCTTTAATTAATGAAGAG